TGAAATCATTCGTGCTACTGGTGTTGCCAAAGCAAACCAAATCATCGGTGATAGTCTGAAAGATAATCGTGAATATCTTCAGTATCTGTATATCACTGGTCTGGAAGATGGTAGCAAAAATGGTAACGTAACCATCTATGTGCCTACCGAAGGTGGTATGCCTGTGCCCACACTTCAGATGAATAAGTAAACTTTATTGCTATCATAAGCAACGCTAATGGGCAGGGGTCTTGACGACTCCTGCCTTTGCCTGTATTATAGTCTCATACAAATCAATTCGCCATGAAACTTCGCGCCCACCAACAGACTGCTCTCGATGCCATGCTGCAAGCGTCGCGTGGCAGCGTCCTGGTGCCCACTGGCGGTGGCAAGACGCTGATCGCTATCATGGATCTGCAGCGTCGTCTGAGCGCCTCTCAGCGTGGTCTGACGGCGGTGGTGGTCTGCCCACGTCTGCTGCTGGTCAACCAACTGTGTGAAGAATACCTGCAAGTAATTGATACCAAGAATGTGCATATCATGCACGTTCATAGTGGTGATACGCATCACTTCAGCAGCACCAAAGAAGATAAGATTGCTCTGTTTAATAACACCGCTCGTGCTGCTGGTGAGAATGTAGTTATCTTCACCACCTATCACTCTCTGCATAAAATTGTTGAGGCAGGTGTTGACATCGACGTTGCATACTTCGATGAGGCACACAATGCCACCAGTAAGCAATTTTTTCCCAAGACTGCTATGGTGTCTCAAATGGCAGACAACTGCTATTTCTTCACTGCAACTCCTCGTCAGTCGAAGAATCCAATGGGTCGTGGTATGAATAACAAACTGGTGTTTGGTGAGACTCTTCATGTTGTGCCTGCACAGCAACTGATTGATAGCGGTAGCATCATTCCTCCTCAGATTGTTATTCATGAGCAACCTGCTGTTGCTCGCACTAAGTCTAACGCTGCTGATTGCGATAGCAACACTGTGCTGGATATTATCGACAATCTCGATGAGGATGCTGGTCAGAAAATTCTGGTTGCTGCACCCTCTTCTAAGATTATCTGGGGTATGGTTGCTGCTACCACCATGCTGCAAGAGTTGTCTGATCGTGGTTACGATGTAATGCACATCACTGCCAAGCATGGTGCTTATATCAACAAGACCAAAGTGAATCGTGAAGTATTCTTCGACACGCTCACCGCATGGGGTAAAGATCCCAATCGTAAGTTTGTGATCTTCCATTATTCTATCCTGTCTGAGGGTATGAATGTGCCTGGTCTGACGCATTGTGTGCTGCTGCGTAATCTCAACATCGTAGAGATGGCACAAACCATCGGTCGTGTGATTCGTATGAATGCGGATGATGCGCGTGACATTGCGGAGGGTAAGATTCAAGCAGGTGATCTGGGTAACTATCGCAAACCGTTTGGTTTCGTGACTGTGCCCATCTACGGCAACTATGGTGCTCAGATTCAGAAGCGACTGCAGGCAGTTGTTGATGCTATCTTTGTGCAAGGTGTGCCTCCCACGTCTATCATTGCATAATTTCAGCACGGGGCAGCAGCACGACCTGTTGCCCTCTCACTGCGACCAAATCACACGAAAATATCAAAGTATAAGACAACCACTATGATTACCAAAGATGGATATGCTGCAGTGCCCTGGTATGACGAGAAATACGTTATACTTTACAATGGAGAGCAGATTGCAGATGTGGATTCGGCAGCAGAGGCGGTAGCATACATCCGAAATGCTCAAAAAACCACGAAACAAAAGCGATCCCGATCGACCCCCACCAAGACCCATAAGCAAAGCAAATCAAAACTCCCCTTGACAGACCCGCCCTGATGGCCTATACTACTAAGGTAATCGAGAAACGCCCAGTGCAGACTCCTCAACTGACCAGCAAAGATGGCAACATGATTGTTGACTTCTACCCTGTAAAGACTCCTTACGGTGATATTTCTGAGCAGTGGTTTCTTCGTGCTGTGACCTTTGCTCCTCATGGTCAAGTGTCTAAAAAGTTTCTGAATCGTGTTGAAATGGCACTGGATATTCGTGAGCGTATGGCATACGGTTACACTCAAACGCGAGACAATTCTAATTTGCCACAACTGGGTAATCCTTTCCACGGTGCTTGCTGATGAAATCAACTCAAATCACCTACGCTTTCCTGGCATTTATTGCCATTCTCATGTATAATGCGTTTTTGATTCAACGCGATGCTAAACTCTTTAAAGCATACGATCAAGCGTGTGCTACACTACATCAGTTTCACCCCGATTGCCGCTATGCAAAATAACAACGACATGGATGACATTCTACTCGATATTGATGAGTATCGCACAAAAGAATTGATTGATTACTACGTTGAAGATCTAGAGCGACTGGCAAAAGAAAACAACGTAACTGTTGACTACTACATTGCGGAATTCACATGAATAAACTCAGTCTCGACAATTTACTCTACGAAGAATTGATATTGCTGCAGAATATCATGTGGTATGTAGAGAATCATACTGATTTCCCTACTAACCTAGATACTGAGAATAGAAACATCTTTGAGGATCTTTACGACAAGGTAATGCAAGCATAATGGAAAAAGTCTCACACTGCCCACAATGTAATGCTCTGTGGCATACAATTCCTATTCCCGAGCATCTACACGATCAGTATTCTCCACCGTATTTCTATTCTAGAGTTATTGCTCTGCAATCATGGGAAGCAGACAAAACTCATTCTTACCACTGCCCAGACTGTGGTGCAATTTTTAATCTAGACGGTACACTCAAATGATTACTACGATTATGGCGGGATTCGCCTTTGGTTATTGTATCACTGACATCATCATCAACTATCTGTCTAACAGACGAGTGAATAAGTTTATCAAAGAGTTGGAGGATTGTTTATGACTCACTATGATAAACTGATCGATACTATCATCGATGAAATCTACTATGTGTGGACAGAATGCTCTAGTTGGAATGAAGATGACCAAGAGACTGCAAGGGAAACTGCACATCGTATTCTACAGCATGTAGAAGAGTTTCAAACTCTACGCATGAAAGTATCACAATGGAGAGCATCTGACTGATGGCACTGCTAAAGATTGACAAAGCATCACTGAATGAAACACCAGTGAAGACCACACCACAAAACGTACAGGAAGCAAACGAGGCATTGTTTAATTGCACCATGACACTTCCTGCTGCTGCTAAGCATTGTGGTATGACACAAAAAGAAATGAAACTCACATTCTTTGAGTATCTAAAGTATCATCCATCCACCTATGAAGATCATAACAATCGTTGATGATTTCCTAGGAGACGCATTTGATTCAACAGTTAAACTTGCTGAATCACTCTCCTATGAAAAACAACCAGAAACAAAATTCTACCCTGGTCTACGCACAGAATGTCTGTCGATTGCAGCACCAGAGTATTATGCAGAATTTTGCTCTCGATTGTTGGATGTATTAATCAACGTGAGGTATGTAGAATCAATCACTGCAAATATTACTACATATTTTCAGAAGATCGATCCGCATACTAATTCACAAATGAATGCTGGGTGGATACATCAAGATCAAACCTTGTTATCTGGTGTGTTGTATCTCTCTCCTCATCCTGGTGGCACCAATCTAAATGATCCTATCACAGAAGATTTTTCACCAGACAATCAGATCAAGTATCGTTACTATAACAACGATCCCACACTTGATGAGCAAGAATACATCACCAAACAAAACGATCATAATAGCAAATTCATTTCAACATTAGAAACACACAACAAACAAGATCGCATCTTCATTTTTCCTGGTGAGTGTTGGCACAATGCTACAACGTTTGAATCACACACAAGACTCACACAGGTATTCTTTCTACACTCTATTGACATCAAACAAACACCTCAAATAGAGAAAGAAGTTTTTGTTAAAGACCACTGGATTCAAATTTCACCATGACCTTTCTATTAGGTATTGCCACTGGTGCTCTCATCACCATTGGTTTTTCTTTTCTCTCTGTCTCACGCGACGACGATCACCTTTACCGTAACTCAGGACACAACTACGATGATTAACCTTACGCCTATCACCGATACTACATACAAGGTCGTCATTCAATCAGATGATCTTACAGAAGAAGATCGTCTCAAACTACTCAGAAAAAGAGATCTATTCCCTGCTGAGTTTGTACACCTACTGATTGATCTGATTCCACCCCATCAATCATTTGACTCATACGATCATTATAACATGACTCTATATGTCAAATGAAGAGCACTACAATTATCTTATCGACTGGGCGGGTACTCGTATAGACTACCTGCTCAGTCGATCTAAAGCATGTAAAAATCCTAATCTAAAAGCAACTCATCGTCGTAATGCACAAGCACTAGAAGAAGAGTATTTTGATTGGTTTCATGCTCAACACTCAAACACATTATCCAACGTTTTATTCATACCCTATCATGGAAAATTCCGATAACCTAGTACAACTTACTGTTGATGCCACCTCTCTTAAACTGCTACAGAGTGCAGCACTAATTGCACTACAAAACACAGGTGATGAAGTATACCTGGGCATGTATGAAGAGTTTACAAGAATTCAATCTCAATTCTATTCTGAAGTAGATGAAGTAGATGATACACAACTTTGAAGCACCATTTGTATTTCACACCACAATACAAAACCATACTCAAATACAGCATTACATTCTATCACAGATAGACTCAGCAATACAATCTAATCAATACAGTATTGCTCCTGGTGGTGCTAAGTCGTCGTATGAAAAACAACAAACCATACTGACAAAAGAAATGGAAACGAGTGTGGTGTGGAATCCATTTAAACAACTACTACTAGAAAAAACATTTACACCATCAATACAAGATGCTACTCTTACATCAATGTGGTGGAATGTATACTCTCCTGGTGACTATGCTCGACCACATAATCATCATCAGTCTGACTTCTCTGGTATATACATTGTATCAATGAATGAAAAGAATAAAACTTTATTTCACTCATATGGATCATCGTATAATCTACCATGGAATACAGAGACGTATTCAACAGATAAGATTAAGGAAGGACAGGTAATGATATTCCCATCTTCTCTTATTCATAGTGTTGAATCATGTAGTAAAGAGAGAGTAGTAGTATCGTTTAATATAACAGTAAATTGAGTTTTCCACAACCCCTGTGGAAAAGTGCGGAAGATTTGTGTTGTTTTGAGTATATTAAAGAATGTTAAAATAAACATACTTTGGTGCTCAGTGTCTCTCAGTTAGTCTCTGAAATGTCTGGGTCTGTTGTGGTCTTAGCACGCGACCTACCGAGTTGTCAAGTCCTGTGTGGAAACCCAAAAATCTCACAAAACTCCAAAATCTCAAAAATCTCAAATTTGCAAAAACCGAGAAACCTGTAATTCCAAGGGTTTTGAGGGTTTTTGAGTTTTTTGAATTCTTAAAAATCTCAGAAAATAAGATTTTTAAGACTTTTAGAGACTTATAATTATAAGTTATCTCATAACTTATGACTTATAAGGACTGCTAATCTCAAAACCCTTGACAAACTCAGAAAACCATAGTATTATTACTAAGTAATCGATAAAAAACATCGAATGACTGTTAAAAACTATCAAGAATTGCCTAGTTCTGCTGTCAAAAGTGTAGTAATTGACACTGAGAAGAATACTGTATCAATCCAGTATAACTCTGGTGGCAAAGAATATACCTACAGCACTGAAGATGCTGCTGGTTTTGATCAACAATTGCTGGCAGAATTCGACTCTGATGATGTATCAGTTGGTCGATTTGTGAATCAAAGTGTCACTAATGGCACTCTGAATCTGCTCGCTGAATGACCCTACCACACGCTAAATAAGTTTGTCAAGGGGTGATTGCACCTATTTGGGTGTTAACATCCCTTCCAGACGATTCTAGACACCTATCAGAGATCATTTGAAACCAATGGCTAAATCCAAAGCAGGAAATTACAAAGAGAATTTCTATAACGACTTTGACGAATTTGAAGAGCAAGAAGTAGAGCAAACATATGGAGTAAAAGTTAAAAACATCGGACGCACTCCAAAGAAACAGAAAAAACTCAAATTTGATGGAGATTTTGAATGGTAATAGTTTTCCACAGACCTGTGGAAAAACCTGTGGAAAACTCATGAAATTGTGGAAAACTTTTTTTCCACAGGTATTAGCCCCCCTTATCAGACCCATAAGCAGTGGTGATGGTTAGGGGGGTTGACTTTTGCCCCGATATCGTCCATACTACCTTTGTCGCTGAGAAATTCACTTTGAAAGACATCCGAATTCAAGTCGAAACTAACGATGGATGTATCACTATCTGGTATGAGCGATCCAAACTCAAGAATGCCACTGAAGTTATCTGCCAGCGTGTTAACAACCAACTGTGTGGATTAAACCTTAAGCGTGTCGAAGTTTCCCTGATGCCTGGGACAGTTTAGAAAGTGGCACAGGGGGGGTTGCAATTCCCCCCGATCCCTGCAATACTAACAGAGTCAACCAAACAAATCAAATGCGTAAGATCGAATCCCAAATGAATGCCGCTATCTCTGCTGGCAAGGATTGGCGTGGTACTAACACTGCTGTTGTTAACGCTGACGGCATCTCTGTTGTGCTGCTGCATGGTAACAAAATCGCTGAGGTTGGCGATACCTGGATTCAATTGTTTGATGGTGGTTGGCAATCCAACACTACCAAATCTCGCCTGAATGCTATTCTTTCTGAGCATGGTATTCCTGGCGAGCGTGTCTTTCAGCACAAATTTGAGTGGTTTGTGAGTCAGGAAGGCGGTGCAATTCCTTTCTTTTCTGGAATGCGTCTGAATTGATGAGTTTGAGAGTTTGAGGATTTTAAGAATATTTAAAGTTTTTAAAATCCTTGAATTCTTAAAATCCTCAAACTCTCAAAGTTTTTAAACTTTGACAAAACTTAAAATTTATAACATTTAAGTTATAAATTATATTATTAACCACAAATTTCAAGGAGTTAACAAATGACCGTTTCTGAAATGTATACTGAAATCGTAGAACAAGAAATGGCAGATATCTTCCTAGATAATGATGCTTACATCATCGATGATTATGCAATCGAAGATGTGATGCAAATTGAATATGATGTGTAATCATATTCAATTCTAATAGTAAACCAAACCCCCTTGATATTATGACCAAAGAAGTGATGTTTAGTCTGCTCAATCGTGCTGCCACTGGTAATGAAATGCTGGCAGTGATTGACGCTCTGAATGATGACCAACCTGCAGAGGTTAGATATCAGAATTCGCCCACGCTAGAGATTATCGAATTCTGATATCATTGTCAAATAACTATTCCAAATATGTAACATAAGCAATGCTTATCGCTCAGGGGGTTGACTTTCACCCCCTGTTGCCCTATTGTATCTAAGTCAAGAGAAAAAAACACATTATGTGGGATGAGATTCAAGACATGCCAGGCGAAATCTTCGACATGACTGAGCATGAGCGACGCGAGTTTCAAGAACTTTGTATGATGACCGAAGAAGAGTTTCTGATGACTTTTGAGGATAACTGAGATGACACCTGACACGCTTAATTTCACTGGCAACGCTGTAACTTTCCTGGGTTTGATCGGTGTAACTTCTACGCTAATCATCCTGGTCTCAGTGTTTCGTTCCTACTACAACTCTCCCCTGAAGAAATGACTCTCACCTCTCAGCAACTTAACCAACTTGTTGAACTCTATGCCAACTCTATTGTTGAGGACATGGATGTGAAATGTTTGGAGCAGTTTGTGTACGATACCATCTGCGAGAACATGCACCACATGGGCGAAGAAGATGTTCTAAATGAGATCGCCAATGTGTATGATGAAGATGTCATTCAAGAATTGATCGCTGAGGTAATGTGACAGTGGGCAAGGTGTCCACCATTCTCCCCGAACCGCCCCCAGCGGTGCAATACTAGTATCAACCAAACGAAACGGATCAAATGGAAACGCCCCGAGTCTACGCTGTGATCGGCGGTTGGAATTATGAAGGCGAAGATTTCAAATCGCTGCGCCTGTTTGACTTTCACTCTGCTGCAGTGGCATACTCTAAGGATCTGGTTGATGAGCAGGGTTACGATTACTCTGAGTGTGAAATGCGATGGATTGAAATGCAACCCTCGCTTAAAGAGATTCAAGAGCGAGCACGTATGGCAGAACGTTTGGAGATTCTGAACTTTAAGCGCCGCCCCGATGGCATCCTGGAACAGGTGTGACAGTCGGCAAGGTGGCACAATGGGGGCGGGCAGCGCCCCCTGACCCTGTAGACTAAGGCATACCAAACGAAACGAGACCAAATGCAGAGCATCTATCACCAGCAGATCCGCCAGCAGGGCAAGGATCCTAGCACGGCACCCGCCCCTAAGGCTACCTATCCCCGCCAGATCGGTGCCCGAGTCTACCAAACCGAGGCAGAGTATCGTGAGGCGCTGGCAGACTTTCTCAACGGTAACTGATGACCTTCGCCAACATCTGTCAGGTTTTAGATCATCTAGACCCGACGCTAGATGATAATCAAATCGTTTCAATTCTTCACTCATTCGATGAAAATCAAACTGTTCTTGGTTGCAATTTTCTGTCTGATGTTCGCCAACACGCTATCATCGGTGGTAGCGTTTGCCCA